TATGTTTCGCCAAATATCCACCAACCACTACTAGCTTCAGTTACTATCTGATATGCAACATTAACATCAGTAAATATCGGTGCAACGATTGGTACTACTATAATTGAGAATACACACATCAATGCTATCCACCTTCTTGTGTGTTTTGTATGAGGATCAGTAACTTGTCTTGCCTTATCTGTTTGTTTAGCTGCAAACTCTGCTCTTTGCATCAACATCTTTTCTCTCTCTGCTTGTGCCTGTCCTTTTTGTGCAACAATAGACATAATGCCACCTAGCACAGTAGAAGCTAACATTGATAGGAGTTCCATTGGTATCATTCTGATTTCCTCAGTTTTATATCTTGAAAGTCTTTTGATCTTATCAAAACTTTTTTTACATTATCGGTCAATATTCCTTTTGCTTGTTGATCTTTAATATATTTTTGTATTTGAGGAATAGTCATGTCTTGCATTTGATTTGTTAAATATTCTGCTCTTTTGTTTATGCTTAAAGATTTTACCCTAGCATCTGTAGATGTAAGACCAATCTGTTTATTTTTAATTCTTTTTTGTATTCCTTTAATAACTTGTTCGTTCATGTTTTGTGCATTATTTAAAACTTCATTTGCTAATATTTTTCTTCTTTCGCTAGGTTTAGCGTCTTCCATTTTTTTAAAAATCTCATAAGCCAATCTTCCGTTTCTAGCTTTTTCAGTATTATCTTCTTTTTGTATTTCTTCTATTTCAGAAAACTTACCTGCTCTTGCTGCAAAAACTTCATCATAACTTTCTCCATAAAATCTTCTAGCTATAGGAATATCTCTTGGTGATAAATCTTCTCCATTATAAACTTTACTTGTTACATTTAGTATTCTTTGAAAAAATTGTCCAGGACCACCGAAATATGTTCCTGCTAAATATTTTAAACTTTCAGGAGATACTTCAAACCCTAAATTTTTAGCAGTATCAGCTAGGTTCATAGCCATTTCTCCACCATAAGTTTGTGCTGTCCAAGGAAATATTTTTTCAGAACTATTTATGTTTCTAGTTTCTAACCATTCAGGTCTAATTGCTCTACCCAATCCGTCTTCATTAGAAATAAGCTCAAAGTATGGTCTTACTGGTGTAGGAACAAGACTTCCTCCAAATGGGTTTAATGTATCTAAAAATTCTTCACCTATTTCTTTTGCTAAATCTCCTCCGTCTTGGTCGAGGTTTTGTCTAACAGCTTGTTGCACCTTATCCATAGTAACTTTTAATGGAACTAAAGCATAACCTATAGGTAGTGATGCGTAAGTTAATTCTCCATCTTCGTTTTCGCCTGTAATAAAAACTAAATTTCTGTTAGTAACCCAGTTACTTCCATTGGTAGATTTTAACTTTTCTCTCCATTCAGGATCTTTGTAAGTATTATAATAATCAATAGCTCCAGTTATGGCCATCAATCCACCTAGTGTTTTAGCTATATTTTCTTTGCTTTTAAATACATTTTTAAATAAAACTTTGTTAGCTTGTATTGCAGGGTTAGCAAACAAATAACCTGCTCTTATAGCTCCTACGCTTGTACCACCTAATGTAGGATCAAAAGATGAATTTCTTGCTGCTAATGCTGCTTTATCAGAACTAAACCCTTGGCTTTTCATCATTCTAAATACACCAAATCTTGTTCCGTCTTCAAACATTTTGTTGAAATTATTAACAAGGTCATCAACTTTGTCTATTTTTTGTTTCATAGATGCTGTAAAAAATGTTCCATCTTTGGTCATGTCAGATAGTCTAGCTACTTTATCTTCTACTTGTTGTACTGTAGATAAACCATATCCACCAACAGCTCCACCACTCCTTTTGAAATCTTGATATTCGTCAAATAATTTTACTTCTTCTGGAGTTTGTGCTTTTGCTTTTTTCATTTCTATGTTGTAAACAGTTTTCATATCAGTTCCTATATTTTTAGGATTTAGTAATTGTGCTGCTTGTTTACTTACAGGGTTTTTGAAACCTAGTTTAGTCATGCTGTTTACAAATGCTTCTGTTCTATCTCTTGACAAGTTTGGTATCATAAATTCAGGACTATATCTTGTATATAAACTTCCTAGCTTTCTGTTTATCCATGTAGCTCCATTGAAAAGGGCTTTAGTAAGACCTTCTAATTCTTTCTTAGGTCTGCCTTTAAATGCTTGTGCTAACTTTTTATCTTTAAAATTAATTAATGTTTTTTCTCCATTTTCAAATACACTTAAAGTAGTATCACTAGGTTTAACTCTATCTTGAAAGGTGTCTGTATCTACTTGTTTGTAGTAAGGTTGATTGTCTTTTCTAATGGTTACAATAGAATCAGCTACATCTCTGTTTTGATCTAATAATTTTTTAAACGCTATATTAGCCTTATTAGTTTCTGCCCTTCTAATAGTTTGTGCTAGACTTTCATTAATGTTTTTTCTAATAGAACTAACTTCTAAATCACTCCCTTTTAATGTTTTGATGCCTGTTGTTTTAACTTCATTAAAAGCGTTTCTAGGACTAAAATATGACTTAATGTCTGTGTCATCTATAATTCTATTTAATGGAACATAGTCTGGCCTTTCTTTTCTCCAAATACTTGCTTGTGCTTTAGAAACTAATCCACCTTCTTCTGCTGTGTCTAATATTTTTTTAGATAAAAATTGTAATTCGTTTATTTCTGCATCTAATAAATCTAATGTTCCGTTTTTTTTCATTTTATCTAGAGTTTCTTTTGATGCTAAATTAGACATTCCTGAAGCCCCATCTTTACCAAGTCTTTTGTTTACTTCTGGTGCATATTTAGCAAGTAAAATAGTATCTAAATCTTTTGAAAGTTCATCAGCAGTTCTATTTATTCTTGCTCCTTTTTTAATTAAGCCATCATTTATAACTTTATTAGAATCTATTAACAGGTCTGTTTTATCTTTAATTTTTTGTTCTGCTAATCTTTTTTGTAAATAATAATCTGCATCATCTTTTCCCAATGTTTTTAGTGGGCCACCATCTTTATACAAACCACCTGCAACATCTTCTTGAATAATTCTTTGTCTTATGTTTTGGTCATCCCATTTTTCTCTAAAATCAAGATATGCTTCTTTATTTTCTGTTTTAAATTTTTCTAGCTGTTGCTTTCCTAAAGTGTCTACTCTTTCTGATAAAGTTTTTACATCAGAGTCTGTATTTATAAGTTTAATAACATCTCTTGTTTCTAACCCTTCTATTTTACTATATGCTCTACTAAACATATTTCCAGTCAAACCTAGCCCTCCACCTAATAAAGCTCCAGTAAATCCTGCATTAGTTAGTTCTTCTATAGTAGGCATACGACCTTCGTCAAAACCTTTTTCTATTGTAACTCCACCTGCTGCTATTCCTGCACCTATTCCACCTTGTCTTGCTACGGCATCTGTAACAGCTTCGAGACCTTTTTTGCCTTTTGATCCTGGTATTAAATTAATAAATGAATCAGCTAGTATTCTTCCGTAAGATATATTGTCAGGATTTATCATTCTTTGAGCTATATATGAACCTGCTGCACCAGAAGCTAATCCACCTACTACATAACCTAATGGACCTGCTACAGTAGCACCACCTAATCTTCCTGCTTCTCCAATAGCTATTTCAGTACCTAATGCAGTTGCCATTTGCGATACTGATGCTTCTGCGTTTAAATCTTTTGTTGTTTCTATATTAGGATCTTTGCCAAACAAATCAGAAGTTTTTACTTTATTACCTGCTAAAACATTAGACAAATCAATATCTAATCCTTTAGATTGATTGTTTGTTGGTTGTGGTGTTTTTAATTCTATATCTAAAACTGCCAACTTATTCTCCTGTGTATATTATGTTTTTAGATTCTAAAGTATCTTTAATATCTTGATCTGTTGCGTCAGGATATTTTGCTTTTATTGTTCTAACTAATTCATCATATTGTTCTTTTGTTATATTATTTGTTTGTTCTTCTGTTCCAAAAAAACTATTGCCAGTTAAAGAAGTATCTTGAGTTGTTCCTTGATATCCGAATGATCCATCTGATCTTTGATATATAGATATTTTGGCATCTTTGCCTAATGCTTCTTGTCCTGCTTTTAGTGCTTGTGCACCTGTTCTATATGTTGTTTGTGAGTCAGCTACTGATGCAGCAGATTCTAATGCTTCTGTTCCTGTTCCACCTCTTAATAAGGTTAATCCTGCTTTTAATAAGGCAGCATTTATAACTTCTTTAGATGTTGATTCTGAAGAAGGTCTTAATACTTGACCAAATCTTGGCAACTGTTCTTGAGGGGCTTGTGCTACTTGTGGTAATCCAACTGCATTAGCCATAACTGGTTGAGGTTGCCCACCACTAAAAAACATCGGTGCTACTGATAACCCACCAAGTAATCCTGTTGTTTGTAACCCTGTCAGTCCTGCATCTGTAGTCTGCACTATAGGTTTGTTTAACATATCTAGCCCTCTAGCCCTGTTAAAAGCTGCTGCTCCTGCTTGTCTTTGTGTTTCTGCTGTTTGATTTATTGGTGCACCTGGTATAGATTGTGGCCTAGTTGTAGAAAGCAATCCTTGATTAGACAGAAGTCCTTTTTGATCTTTTGTTAGACCTTGTGTAAGTGTTTTTTCTGTTGGTATCTTTCCTTTAGATAAAGATTCTTTTTGTGCTTTTTGAAAGTTTTTAGATAAAACATTTTGAACTTTTCTTATTGTACTAGAACTTCCTGCAATTCTAGTAGCAACTGCTCTAGCTCCTTGTGATGCTAATAATCCTAATAATACTGGTACTGCCATTTATATCTCCTAGAGTAATCCTTTGTAATATTGCATTAAATCTACTTCAGGTAATCTTAATCCTCCAGAAGCTCCTGGCATTGGTAATGCTTTAAGTGGTTGTTGTTCTGGTGTAGTAGTTGATAACAAACCTTGTAGTCCAGATATTAAGTCCATAGTTTCTTCACCTGACATATTAGATAAAGTATCAAACATGCCTTTTGTTTCTGGTAATGTTCCATCTCCTGTAAAGACTCCTTCTGGTGCTTTTATTTGACCTGTTCCTAAATCATACTGTGATGCTATAGCATTTTGCATATTAGTAGTTTGATTACTTGGTCCAGTAGTTATAAAACCTTCATTACCTATTCCAAAAAGACCTGGAATATTAAAAAAACTTTTACCTGGTTGTGTTACAGGGGGTTGTATCATCTGATTTTGTGCTTGTCTTAAGACTTCAGGTCTTATAACAGGTACTTGTGGTGTACTAAAAAGACTTCCTAATCCACTAAACATATTTCCAAAATAATCTATCATAATAATTCTCCTAGCTTAATAGCCCTAAAATTCCACCTGCAATAGCCCCATATGGACCTGCAAAACCTAGTGTAGAAGCAAGTGATGCTCCTGTAGCTGCTCCACCTAGAGCACCTTGAATACCCCCACCACTTCTGCCACCACCACCAGTAGATGTAACTGTGCCTGGTAAAATAGTACCTGCCACAATGTTGCCATACTGCCCTAGTGCTTGACCTGGTGCAGCTTGTTCAAATGCAAATCTTTGCATAGCTTCTGTTATAGGTTGTTGTGCTCTTGCATCTTCTGCTCTACCTACTGCTGCAAGTGTTTGGCCAGGTTGTGTAAATGTGCTCATAATACTAGGTGCAAGTCCTAGTGTTACTGCTTGAGATCTTACTATGTCTCCATATACATCTCCATATAATTTAGATGCAACATCTGATTGTTTCTGAGTAATGTCTCTTATAACTTCTGCTTCAAGTATTGCTTGTCTATCTCCACCTAACTGTCCTGCTTCATTAGCACCCCTTCTTGCTTGTGCTAATAATCTTGCTCCAGATTCCTCTATAGGTCTTAAACTTGCTGCTAAAGACTGTTGAAGCATAGGATCTTGAAACCTTTGTGCAGGGCTCATTAATTGTTGTTGAAATCCAGGGATAATAGAGCCTAGTCCTAATGCACCCTGTGCTTGTGCTGCCTGTCTCGTTGCATCTTCTGCTGCTAGAGTCGTAGCACTAGGTGCTGCAAAAGTCCTGCCAGGAAAAAACTGTTGTGGCCCTGCTTGATATTGTGTTTGTGCTTGTTTATATAAATCACTTAAATAAGGTGCTTGTATTGCTGATGGTTCGCTTCGTTGTACTTGTGTACCACCACCACCTCCTCCTCCAAAACTCATAACATTTCTCCTTTAGTGTATAGTTGTAAGTTCTTTACCAAGAACTGTGTATGTTTGTTCATAACCATAATGCTCCAATTTTTTAATAAATCCTTTCCTGCAAAATGTTTCCATAGCATGACATTTATTTTCTTCTGCCCATGCTTCAATAACTGATATACAATGTAACCAGTTGTCTATTTCCTGTCCACCTAGCGTTATTACTCTGCAAACCTTTTTCTTTGGGTAATTTATAATTTCTGTTGTAACAACTGCTTTTATATTAGATTCGCTATCAAATACTATCCATAGTTGCATTTTTGCTTCTTTACAAAAATTATAAATATCTTTAGAGGTCATTTCTCTTTGACCTTTTTTAGCACCTAGTTCTATATAGGGCTCACACGCTTCCCATATTTCATCAATTTCTTGTGATGGTATACCTGTTAAAAATGTTGTCATAGTTTTGTATAATTACCTGCTGCGTTTACAAAATAAATGCCTTCGCCACTACCTGGATTAAAGTTAGTGCCATCAGCATAGACAATATCGCCTTGTTTTTTTCTTCCTGGTGTTGCATTTTTTACCTCAATAAATGTTGTTGGGTTTTCTTCTAATGCACCTTGTAGTTTGGTAAGTTCCTCGAAGATATATCTAGGTAAATCTTCAGGATTACTAGGTACAGGATTTGGTGAATATTTAGGTGCATCTGCCATTATCTTTCTCCTAAGACTTCATACTCTAAATCATATCCATTGAGTTCAAACTCACTATCGCTAGTATGCTGAAACCTTACTGCTATAAATTTGCCAGTTACTCTACAGTCTACCTTGTTTTGTGAGTTAGGATCAAAACTTTGTGCAGCATTAAAGGTGTATGTACCATTCGGTGATAGAGAACTACCAACTGATATGTTTACTGTTCCTGTGCCTTTTACTCTAGGTGTTAGTTTTCTAACCTGTTTGACAGTATTATTGTTGCTGTCAAGAGTAAGTCCTTTTCTTTCTATTGTTGTAATAAAATTTTGATTGTCAAACTGTTGCCCAAAGTCTCCACGATACAGTTTGGTATCATTAGTTCCTGCAAATAATATACTTCTTTCTGTAGGATTAAACAGTCTATCTCCATAAGTTCCTGTTGTTGTAGTCCAAGTTCCTGATTGTGTGTTCCATGTATTAGATGTAGCACCAGGATCAACTACTCCAGGCCCTATATGATAAACATCAGGTAAATCCCTAAAAGTAAAACTCCCATTTACATAATTATAAATTAACGCTTTATTACAAAATTCAGAACCTAAACTAGGATAAGATATCCACATTTCAGACTTTTGCACATTGTGTGTTACAAATGTAAGCTGATAGTAACTGCTGTTAATATCATCAAACAAGTGTTTCTTAATAGCATTTGTTGCTACTGATTTTTTAGATACGCCATTGTGTACGATTACATCACCTTGTGTTACTACAAAATGATTACCCTCAAATTCTTGTACGCAGTTTCTGGTTAGTATTCCTGTATCGTTAAACAACTTTTTGAAACTAAAAACAAGATTACCACCTATATAGTTAGCTATCCATGTAGAGTTGCCTTTGTAAATAATGAATGACTCTTTCAAAGCAAGGCCATCTATAATGTCGTCTGCTTCATCACCTATAGTAACTGCACCTGCGTCATTTGTTGCTGATGCTGCCCATGAAGATGGATAATTAAAATCTTCTGCTGTATCTCCCCATCTAACTTTATTAGGAAGATTTGTGCCACTTTCTGTAAGATTAAGTGCCATTAAATAGTTACCAAATGCTTTTATAGTCTTACAAGTAGTGTTTGATGGCCAATTAGTTAAATCGCTAAAAGCACTTGCCCCAGTTGTAGCTAAACATTGAGGATCATCTATACCATTACAAAGTATAGGTAAACCATTATAAATTGTTCCTGTCCAATTTCCTACTGTGTCTAAATTAGTTGAGTAATCGCCACCCGATGATCTAGTAAAATCTGTATGTGTTGATGTACCACTTAATCTATAAATCTTTGCAGTTCCTGCATAAAACCAAAATGAGTTTACATCATAAGACCAGTTTATTACAAAGTATGGTGCAACAGTTGGTGTGCCAAATACCTGATCGTGTCCTTGTATTTTTTTTGCAGCACTATCAGCAAATCTAACATTAGATGCTTCTGAGTAAAACTCAAAAGGTATAATAGTATTGTTAGTATCTTTAATTAATCCTTTTGGAGGAGGTGCTTGAAATACAGGCATTACGCAGTTCTTCTCCACATATATGCAACTATGTAAGGATTCATTATGCTGAACGCTGAACCACTACCTGTTGAATCAACAGTATTGCTTGATGTTCTTTCGCTTGTGTCATCACCAACAGCTATCTTAGTCGAGCCGCTATGGTGATGTAATCCATTACCATTGTTGCCTGTGTGTTGCCCTGTATATCCATGATTATGAGATGGTAGCTCAGAAGTAGACAATGTTTTTGTTTTTGCCCCACCTGTTTCTTGTAATGCGTCAAAATCAGTATCTGATGCGTCATAACCAATCATCATTCTTCCTGTTCCAAATGCTACCCATGTACCAAATCCTAACAAGGTTGCAGGGTTAGTTGTTACTGCGGCATTTATGTAAATACTTCCAACAGGGTATACAGCTTGTAAGGTTGTAGCAGTATCAGAACCGATAGTCATAGTTCCTGTTATGGTTAGATTTCTTACACCAGTAATGTCTTTGTTGGCATCTGCCGTAACAGCTTTTGATGCTTCTACTGTACCGAGTGTTGTAACATCTACATAATTAAGTTCTGTAGTGTTTGCTGTAACGCCATCTAGTAAATTTAATTCTGTATGTGTCGATGTAACTGCATTAGTTATATTTGGAAATGTTGCTTTTACTGTCGATTTAATAAGTCTTAAATGGTCATCACCCTCTGATACAGCATCTGAAGCTGTAGGGTTTGAGCTGTTAAGACTGTCTATATATGTTCCTGTTTCTAATCCCATTCGTTATCCCTCTAATGTTGTTACTCTAGATTGTAAATCTTCTATTACTGCTTGTTGTTCTTGTATTGTTTTTACTAATAAAGGTACTAGTTTGCTTTGGTCAATACTTTGCATTTCTTCTCCATCTTTTTCTCCTGATATAGCCTCTGGAACGATACTAGATACTTCGTGTGCAATAAATCCATCTACTGTTTTATCTGCATCTACCTTAAAATTAAATCTTGCAGGTTTTAATTGTTTAAGTCTTGTTGTCGCATCAAATGTATAAGTTACATTTTCTTTTAATCTGTAATCTGATGATGTTGAGTAAGAAGTAGATGAGTTTGTTGTTACAATTTTACCTACCTCTGAGCTATTTCTTTTAAAAAATTGTATGTTCAATGAGCTAGATGATGAATTAGTATCATTTATTATTATCCCACTACCTGTTGATGCATCAAATGTATATGTACAATGACCACTTCCGTTTATACTAAATCTATCTGTGCCACCACATTTTAAATCTATTTGGTCATCTGTACTTGCATGAATTGATGTATCTGCATCAGCATCTAATACTAATTCTTGTCCATTCAAATCGACAGAACCACCATTGGTTAAAACTGTACCTGTGTTTGCAGGTAAAGTAAGAGTATTAGTTCCTGCTGTTGCAGGTACATCTACTGTTACTTGTCCTGAGCTTGATCCTTTAATTACTAATGCCATAATTTATTCCTTTGGATATTTATCTTTTATTGCTTTGATTGATTTATGCCATTCTCCTGAAGCATCTAACTTATTTGCTGTCATATCATGGTACAACAAATCTAATTGGTCTTTTATTTGTGCATATTCATTTATTCTATTATCAAGTGCTTCAATTTCAGTAAACTTAGCTTCTATATCTGCTTTTGATATAGGTGTAGTATCATTTAACCATTTTATTGAATCGTAATCTTCATTATCATAAGTAAATTCAGCACTTGGGTTTATTAATTTTATTGCTTTGCCTAACTTCATGCGACCACCTCTAATAAAGTTAATGTAGATATAGCACCTAGTCCAACCAAAGTAAGCGTATTACCATTTTCTGTTTTGCCATGTAATGTGTAAGTTGTTGCTGATGTCGTTGAGGGTGAATCTACAAAAGTAAATGAAGTTCCAACATTATGATTTGAAGTATCTTGTTCTCTTGTTAAAGAACTGCCACCATTTAATTCTGTTGTCGCTCCACCACTTATGGCTCTATTTAAACATAGATTTGCACGACCACCATCTGTAACTTCTATTACACCATTATATATGCAAATAATTTTATTAGATGAATTTGTTGGTGTTATAGAAGCATTGAGAGTTAGACTACCATAAGATGTAGAAGCCCTACTCCTGTTAGAAGAATCAGTAGCTGAAATCATTTGAACAATAGCACCATCAAAATCAGGTGTTAATACATCTGTATTACTTGCTCTTGTACCATGTAATGTAATTGCCATCTAACTCTCCAATGCTGTCATTTTAGTTTTTAATGCTGATTCTGTAGACATAGCATCGACATCATTTGTAATATCTCTTAATCTTTGTTTTTCTGCAATTATAGCTGTTGTGTCTGCTGATGTTTCTAATGCTCTTTGGTAAAGAATGTCTTGTTCTTCTAGTAAAGGTTTTCTATCTGCTCTTAATTTTTCTTTTACTATTGCTTTTGCTTTTGTTATATCAGTTACTATTGCCATTTCCATGCGTTCCTAAAAGTTCTATCTGTTGGTATTTCTGATTTATCTACAATATGATAAGTTAATCCTGATGGTACATCTTTGGTTGCTATTTCTTCTATAGTTAGTCCACAGTCAGCAGGTGTTAATATTACTATTGAACCATCTGAGTTTATATATACTATTCTTTTATCCATAATTTACCTTACAATGACCACATTAATTTGGTTTACATCATCAACAGTACCAGAAGTAGTAAAAGCATTTACATATACTTCATTTGCATCTTTTGTATAAGCATTTGCTATTCTGTTTCTATTATCGTCTGATGTATTGTTATCAATAGCAGTTGCTACTCCACAAAAATTATTATCAGGCATAGCTGTTGATAAAACTACTGTATATAGACCTGTTCCTCTGTCTGCAACACTACTAACTCCACCACTTGCTCTAATAGCAACTGTTCCTGTTCCATTAAAGTTTACCCATGCTCTTACTCCATAAGCAGTTACAACTGAGCCATAACCTGAATCGAATTGCAAATTGCCACTAGCGTCCATTGAAACTTTTGTCGTACCATTGGTTTGTAAATCTATAACACCACTTGTATCTGATACAAACTTTAATCCGTCTGATGTATCTGCATTAATCTTAACAGTCATAAGATAACTAACCTCTCTCCTGATGGGATTGTTACTGTAACCCCTGTATTAATCGTTAATGGCCCAACACAC